ATAACAAACAACAAACCCTCTCGACTAAAAGTGCCGTTTTTACATAAATTCGAAATAGATATACAAACAAACCACACAACTAAACAAAGAACAAAATGGATTACAAGAAGATGTATCTTGCTGGTCTCAAGCGTGAAGAGGAACTAAAAGAAGAAAACAAGAAACTAAAAAATGCGAAGATTGTCGTAGCAAGGGACGCTTTTCAACAGAAGGTTCGAGAGACAACCGAAAAGTTTAGGGAGATGGTGAATGCTATGGGAGAGGAGAACAAGAAACTCAAAGATCAAGTAAAGTATCTTGAGGATGAAGTCTGCAGATACTCCAACGCCATTGAAGAAGAATATGTTCTCAAGACTGATTACGAAGAACTAGAAGAAGAACTCGCGGATAAAGAGGTTCTCGCAAAAGCATACAAAGAGAATAAGATAGAAATAATGAAACTCAAAGAAGCGAATGATACTTTCACTCTGGGAGCGAAAAGAGCAATTGAAAGTAATTGTAAGTTGTATCAGGAGAACGAGAAACTCAAAAAGGAGGTGTCAGATAATGAATTGGAGACCCGTAAGTATCGAGAGCGGGTTCTTGAAGAGTATGGCGAAGATGCAGAGGCATTAGAACCGCAATATCACAGATTCTGTGAATGGTGTAAAGAAACACGTTTGGGAATTAACGAACATATCTTCATCTATGAAAAAGATGGTGTAGATAGTAAGACTCTATGTCAAGAGTGTGGCGAACCTAATACATATCATACATCTCCATATTCTCAATTGAAAAAAGAGGGTTATACGTGTGACGAGGATGAATAGTTATAGTAGGTCTTCCATTTCAGGTTCAGGTTCAGGTTCAGGTTCAGTTATAGTTTTAGGTTTTTTTTTATCTTCGGGTTTATTATTTTTTTTATCTTTTAATTTCTGTGCCTGATCTTTTAAATTCTCCATCTCTTCTTCATTTGGTGGTCTTCTCTCACATTGAAAGATATAACATAAATTCATCTTACAATGACATTTGCTCTGCCATATAACAAGTAATAAAGATGCAACTGCTCCTAATACTAAAACAATTGCTCCTGCTGCCTGATCGACACTATAGTTCTGTAATCGACCTTCACTACTCTCACTCATAATGTAATGATATCTTTTATACTTTCTTATATTTTATTTTATAGATGATTATTTACATTTACTATATACAACCACTTACATTTTAGATTTAGAAAACAATCAAAAAGATATCATTGCTTAGGAGGAGGGTTTATAATATTCTGTAAAACATCAGCATTACTCTTTATTTGTTTAGTTATTTTATATAAGATACAACAAGAATCATCGACCCTCGCAGCAGTCCCATCGGCATCTACGATAGATGTTTGGATGTTCTGCACTGTACGAGGCACTGTATTTGTAAAGATTGTTGAATCTTTTGCTCCTGTATAAAAATCACCATATCCTGCAGACTTATCTACGACTCCTATGATAGGGAGTGCAACTCCTCCTTCACGACCCCCGATATACTGAGGGTTCAATAAATCTGTTTTAATTAAAAATATAGGACTTAACATCTTACGAGGTAAATTATCAGCAATAATATCTGTTGAACTACAACTCTGCGATATAGCAGAAAATGTAGCATTCCCCTGAAAAGCAAATGCTTTTGAAGATATTACATCCGCATCAACCGGAGGAGAACCCGTCGTCGGATTTATTAGATTATGTCTCCATGTAGATGTTATCTGCTCGAGTGTATTGTGAACGGGTAGGAGTGATTCTCCACCAAGAATAAAATTCTGAACATCTTCAGTTCTTACAAGAGCATTTGTAGTAGGTGTTGATGATGTTATCCCTGTATTATTATATCTCGCAAGACGAGACCCTTTACGATGAAATTGCTCATAAGTAAATCCAATTAGTTCCCATAGAGATTGTGTCCAGTTCGCTTCATCACATCCATAATCTTCAATAAATATTCCTCCCTGAGCATCCATTATTGTATTAGGGACAGTATTTTGATCTTTCTCTATTGGTTTGCCAGATGCTGATGGTTCGTCTGTAACTTTAAAAACATTATTATAGGGAATAAATGTAGGACTATAATTTAATCTACTTAATCTTTTATTTATTTTATAAACTACAGTCGTAGCATCTCCTACATCTTGTGCAGATGACGTGGATAATGAATTCGTTCCTACCAATTCCGCAGTATGTAATGATGTAAAAGAAAACCTTGATGAATCAGAAGCAAATTGTAAAGAGGGTTGATTCGCTCCGCAATATATCTCATTAAATGCTACAGATCTTTCAGGTGAAGGAAAAGGTCCGAAACGTGTTTCCACATCTGATGCGTTAAATAAACCATCCCGAGCAGGTTGAGGTAATATCGCTTTAAAAATATTTCCAGTCAATGAACCACTTGGAAGAGTTGTTTGATTCTGATCATCCATATCTCCGAAACAAAAACTCCCATTACCCTGTAATGCCTTATCTACATAATTTGCTCCCCAGATACCAGCAAGTCCATTCGTTAAAAGAATCGCTGCAGTCCCATAAGCATTAAAATGTTTATCAAATCCTATTGACCTATATGATGATATACTATTTGCCGCGAATAATTCTTGTGGTATCGTCCCATGTTGATATTTCTCCACAGAAAAACAAATATAGGATGAACCTAAATAATAATATCTTCTAGCAAATCCATACGTAAGACTTCCATAAGCATCACCCAAAGCATTACCTTCACCTTCTACTACTTCTGATCGTGCAGGATTGTAATCAAAGAACACAGCACCAGCACGATGATTATCACGTGTTGTCGGTAAATCAGTATTTGAATAATATTGATCTGATCCCAAACCTTGTCCTTCGAAATATATATCTGAAGTAACACCAAGACCCTGTGCAGAATTATAATCATTTGATAAAAATACTCTATTTCCTGCCTCCATACTCGTAATAAATGTATCTGGAGGGAAAGCACGGGCACCATTATCCGTATCCCCCTCACTGAGTGCTAACCTCATTCCTACTTTTAATGAACTGGAATCATCCACTGTTAAGAATCCTCCTAGATCGTATGCTGTCCAAGATGCAAATTTAACAATCACTGTTTGATTACTATCTCCAGTTTTATCATTCATATGAAGAAACCTCATCTTATCAGGTGATACATTCTCACCAGCAACAGTATCACCCTCTGTATTCACAAATTCTTTTTGAGATGCAGACATATTACTATATTCAAATAATTCAGGATAAAGAGACTGTGATTCAATAAATGTCTTTAATTTTAATAAATTTGTATCATTCCAAGGTATCTGAGTTAATATTGTTTTTGAAAAATCGTGCTTTCTTTCATCCACTACAATATGAGTTGATAAAGGATAATTCATCGCCCAAGTTGAAAAAGCACCATCTGTACTCGCACGATAATTACCAGTAGCAATATTCTCATCCACCATTAATTTACGACCTGATTCTTGAATCTCAGGTCTTTTAAATCCCACTGTTGAAAAACAAGAATCATACCAAGGAACCATGTGATCATTTGTAAATTCATATGCTAATTTGTGTCCGATTGTGACTGGAAATGAATAATCCTGATCTACAAGAGCACTCACTGTAAATAAACTTTGTGATGGAAGGTCCCCCCCTCCTGCTGCCTTCTTTGTTAAATCTCTCACACCTGTTACAGTTGCTCCTGCAAGACCCGGAGGCATACCCAGTATTGCTCCGTTTGTTACATTCCTAATATGCCTAATCTTATATCCAGCGGTGACTCTAGGAACATTCGGAGCATATAAGGTATCGGGAGTGACAGCACCGCCATTCCCAAAAACATCAGCACTCGCAAAACCAAATTGATTATTCTTTTCTCCCCATGCCTGAATATTGTCACTAGGTTGATACATATTTTCACGAACTACATCAGTATAATTATCTCTAAAAAACATCTCAGCATTGGATCGTAAGAACCATCCAGTAGCACATGGAAATCTCTCATAGGTGTTTGATGTAGCACTCAGAGATATATTATTATTCGCTATCTGTCCATCATTACGAGCACCAGTCGAATCTATTTCATCTCCCCAAGATTCACTTTCCACTTTATTTACATCACTCATAATATTTGTAAATTGTGTCGCAACATTCGCAGGACTATTAAACCCTCGTGAAATATTATATTTAACAGTTTTCTTATACCAAATAAAATCCATCATTGCAGGATCACGCTCACCTTGGAGACAAAATCCAGTTTTTTTACCTTCAGGAACATAATTTTTAAACTCTTTTCTTGTAAATAATGTAAAACGAGATCCATCATTTACTATTTCAACTCTTAAACCACGTTCTTTTTCAGTATCATTAAATCCCCATCCATCATATTGTCCATAATATCTCACATCACAATAATCACTTCCCAATCGATAAGGATTCTGTCCATTCACTGCTCCATTAAAACTACCATTATATTCACGCCAGATACGACCTTGCTGATACCATCCAGATACATCACGACTACCAAATGCTCGTGGTAATGATATATAATTATCACCCTGATTACATTTATAATATGAATGAGTCATATTTATCTCATCATCTTGAATATCATTTACAGTAGGAGGATCTTGTGTATATTCCCACCCATAATTACCCTCTTCAGTCTGTAAATTTAATGTAGCAGATCCATTATTCTTTTCACCATAAGTCCTCTTTACAGATACATTATTTGTAGTATATCTCTGAGTCCGTCCTTCATTATCAACTGCTTTACGTCCTGTGATCTCTATCGTAGATTCTTCATTACCTATTTCAGATATGTATGCTGAATGAACTGATATAGTATCACCAATTCCTAATTTAATTCCAGATCCAAGAGAATTATTCCAAGTGTTTTTAGATTCCCTATTTCCACCTATAAATTCAACAGAAGACTTTCTATTTGCTTCTAATATGATAGTATCAGTATAAGACATATTTATATGTATTATATTAAAAATTTAAGTTAAAAATTATTTATTCACTAGGCAAAAAAGACTTCCATCTTACCATCAACCAACTGAGCAACACGGATAAGTTCAACATACGAGCGGAGTGTAAAAGTATTCGTTCCCGAAGATTTAGAGTTCTTAAGTTTATCCCAAGTGTTATAGAGTTCGATGCCTCTTGAATTAATTCTTTCATTACGATTCAGTTTATAGCACTGATAGAAAAACTGACCAGCAAGACCAGATACTTCATTCTTCTGTGAATGACCTTCATACAGTCCCGAAGCAAGACCCTGTCCTTCAAAATTATACTCTTCACGATAGACAAACGGAACCATACCCTCACCCTGAGTTAGATTATGGAACTGCTGTGCAGAGTTATCAACATCTACAGGATACAAGAAATGATCGTTATATTTAGCATTCGCAGTAAGGACACCATTGAAACGAAGATCTTCTGCTGCCGTATAATCACGAGTGAGTGATTTTGAGTGATAGTTCTGTAGCATAGAAATGCCTTTAACATTATCATCAGAAAGAGCAGTAAATACTTTAGTGACAAGTCTTCCAGCACCACCAACATTCACAATGAGTTGTCCGGTGGATGCCTCCGTACCCGTCGCAGCAACAGGGATCGTTCTCTTTGCAAGTCTGTAGTCCATAAATGTAAATGATAGATTAGCATTCTGAGCAGCATACTGTTCCATCATCTCCTGAGGGAAATACTGATAATCAGCAATGAGTTCAGTAGCAGTCGTATCGATCTCAAAGGCAGTAGTCGCGGCAACTCCACTAGCAGATTCAGGAAGACACATACGTTCATTAACAGATTTATTGAAAAAGATTTCTATTGTAACAGGTTCAGACATCATAAAGAGGGGCAACTGATTCGTGTAGAGGAATGGAAATAGATCCTGAATAGAAACAGAAAATTCAGGTCCGTAAGCAGCACTCGTTTTAACAAATAGACGATCAGTAATATTACCATCATTCTGAGTTCTAGTTGATTCCGTCTGCACTCCTACGTCAAGACCAACACGCTGTGCTTCAGTCTGTAGGACGGCATCAGCACCAGACCAATCATTACCTCCTTCGCTGTAGTAAGGTTTGTGAGCAAGGCGACGACCTGAAATAAATAGTTCTCTCTGTTTCTGCTGCTCATTAGATAAGAACATGGACTTATACGCGATATAGTGAGCAAAATCATCAATTTCTGAGATAGTTTTAGTTCCGCATCGGAGTGCAACTCTCTGAATTAGAGAATGTATCCCTACACCGACAGGGAGGTAACCAGCAACAGAATTCGTTTTTAACCTTAATACAATTTTTGAATTAGAGTGAAGAATCCCTTTATTCTGAAACTGAAATCTACAGAAGGTATCTGTATGAACTACAGGATCGAGAACATCCGTTTCAATATCAATAGCAGTGTTTGATGGAATCTGTCCGATTCTTACGAGATCGGGGACGGCAGAAGCATCCGAAGGACTAGGAGTAGAAGACATCATTTGACTTTGGTCACTTGAGGTTGCGTAAGACATTATTTATAATGTAAAATATATTATAAATAAAAAAATAATTTTAAAAAACAATTGAAAAGATATCATTTAACGAACAACAGAAATACCGTCACCACTGAACGCCAACGTCTGTTTCGAATGAACAAATAGATAGAATGCCTGAGGATTATCCGTAGTTAATAGACATTCCATATTCATTCCCCAATTAACAGATGAAAAATCAACTCCTTGTCCCGAAATAACATCGTATGCTACACCAATTCCTGCAGAACTACCTCCATCTACCTTAATATTTACAACAGCAGGAGTCCCAGCAGTATATTTAGTGTTAAGAGGATTCGTAGAAGTCCTACGAAGTTTCGAGAACTGAGTAATAGCATTCATATAATTCTGAACAATCTGAGTATCCGCAACATCACTCGCAGCATTCGCAGCAACACTTGAATCCTTCTGAACAGTATCAATATTATATTCTAATGGAAAACGCTCTCCACCACGAGTGAAAAATAACTGCTGAATTTTAGCAGGTGCTTCTGCTACATTAACATCATTCACTTTAATTATCCCACTATTTACAGGAAAGTTATTCGCAAGACCATTCTCACCTCTGTTATTAATTTTATCAGCAGATATAATGTTACCAAAGACTCCGAGTACTCGGGAGAGTCCCAGATTGAAATTTACAATCGCATTCGTAGAGTTAAATGTAGTGAAGTAGGATGAAATAGAATTATATTCAAAGGTGGAAGCAGGAGGGACTTGAAGAGAAGGATCAGGAGTCATAACCTCAGCAGAAATACTTAAATTGTTTAGTTCATAAAATGCATCCTTAACATCAGCAGATGTAGAAGTTCCAGTAGCATCAAAGAGAACATTCGAATCAGGGGCAAGTTGAATTTCTACGAGGAGACCACCAAGACCTCCAGCACCATTCGCCATAAGAGGAATAGGGTTCTGTCCGTTGAACAGTCCGCAAGGAAGGTTAATACAGAAAGAGTTTCCACCCTTCTTAGTATCCGTAGCATTAGACGTAGGCATCCCAACGACAGTGTGCTGCTGATTCACGTAATTTACAGACGTAAGAGCAGTCTCAGTTAAGTGACCAGCATTGTCCTGTTCCGAAGAAGTAACGGGAAGGTATGACCCCATAAATCTTTGAAAATGTTTTATTTCTTCAATGACCTGATGTGTCGCCTGAGATTTGATCGTAAGAGAATCAATTATACTGTAGAGTCCTAACTGTTCGCTCATCCGAAGAGGAGTTGTAGATAGAGTTCCATCTGCCTTAAATACATTAAATTTACCGACTAGTCGTACAGAATTACCGATGAGCATTCGATCCTGTTCACCGATAATAAACTGAATAAGAGGATTACCATCTTTGTAGGATATCTTTCCGGTGGAAGTGTGATTACTTGGAGTCACTTGGAGGTTTTGACGGGAGGACATTATTTATAATGTAAAATATATTATAAATAAAAAAATAATTTTAAAAAAGATATCTTTAGTTCTTTATACTTCTAAAGAAATGCTGTCACCACGAACAACAATGCGTCTTAAATGAGCAACAAAGCAATTCCAGAGTTTCGCTTTTGAAGGTCCTGTAGTCTCCTGATACTCAACCTGAAGATTGAAGTCACGACCTCTTGCATCGTAGATTCCTGAAGATAGTGACAGAGCACGTCCGATGAAGAAATTCTCTTGACATTTCTCAAAAGATAGAGGATCGATATTCGCCATTCTCAATGCTTTTTCCTGTTCAATAAAACTCTGCTGATTAAGAGGCATCTCATTACCACTATTTACAGAGATGCGGTTAAGAGGCACTTTACGATTAGGATTCAATTTACCATTGTAAATAAACTGATAGTTACTCGCATGATCAGCAATTCCTACAAGACCACTGCGTGTAGAGTGATTTGTGGAATAAGCACCACCAGCAGTATCCCGAGTAATCTCATTTACCTTATAAACATCATCGCCCGAAAAAATAGTCTGTTTCGCAGTGTAAGGAGTAGCATCCGTAGGGATCGCAAGAATCGACTTACAACGTGAGTTCTGAATAGGGAGACGAATATTTACAACACGATCACTCTGTAACTGAGAATATTTGTAATTAGTGTAAGATAGGAAATCATAGTTCATCGCACCACCTGCTTTCATCATAGAGTTCATCTTAGAAACATATCCACTCGGCATCTCAACCTGCTGAACAATGAGTTCAACATTATCTACAGAGCAGGTTGGAGTGAAAGATGATGCTTCATCTACTCCTGCAGAATATACGTGATACTTCTCAGTTGCCGACGGACTAATTGGATCTCCCCAAAGGTTCGTCGTAGAAGCAAATGAAATCTTAACTAAACCAGTAGTAGTAGTTCCACCTCCAGCAGAAGCATTGTATTCAATATCAGTAATCTTAACTTGAAGAATAGCAGTTGCGGCAGCACCATCTACAGGTATCCGAGAGTCGCCGGGAGCATCCTTATCTAGATCCGTGGAAGTTACAAAAGCAACTGTATCACCTACAGAGAAAGGACACGTCTCAACAGATATGACACCATTCGCACGTTCAAGGTGAAAGAACGTTTGAGCAGAACCATTTAACCAAGAATCACGAGCAGCATCTGAACCACTGATGGAGTGGAATACAGGATTAGCAGTAACTCTCTTATTTCTAAGACCAGTTTCTAACTGACGGAATACTTTATTTGCATCTTCTAGGATTATTTCAATACGAAGACCCTGCGTCATTCCAAGTGGAAAGATACGATCATTTTGGAAGATTCCTGTAGGTAGTGTGAGAAGTGCTTTAACAGTCTTAAAATCAGTGTTTTCAAGTTTGCTTCCATTACGATCGAAGTAGGGATTCGTATCAAGGTTGTTCATATTGGTAGTAGTAGATCCCTGATTAGGACGTGCTTTGTTACTCTCAAGAATAGTCCCTTCCGTAAGAGCACGTTTGCGTCTCATATTATCATTTGTCTCGTAATCATATTTAAGAGCACTTAATACATTTACATTCTGAATTTCCTCCAAAATCTGATTTTGAGCGCCTCCCGAACTGACCCTAATATCACGAATTAAAACATTTGCCCCTAGGTCACCATCAAGTGTGAGGGGGATACCTGTCTCTCCAGAAGGTAACTGAACACGAACATCCATACGGAGATACGTTTCACTCGGCATCATAAATTGAAGAGAAGGAGGAATTACAAAATTTACTTGCTGTCCTAATTGATAACTAAGACCATTTTCTGCTTGAACAGAAACTTTCTTTTGAGAGATTGGGATCTTGTCTTCGGAACTCCAGAACGATTGTGTAGGCATATTTTATTATAGAATTATATTTTAATTCAAAATCAAAAAAAAATCTAAAATGATCCAGTCCCCTGTGTCGCATTCTGAACATGCTGTTGTCCTGTCGCAACCAATCCACTTGAGACCATTTGATTCACAGGAGCACTCATCTGTTTAAGAGGTCCTAGAGCAGCAATTTGACTCGTTCTACGAGTCTCAACTGAATTCTGTTCATTCGTAGCATCTGTTACTTTATCAGTATCCGTCTTATGACTATCGATTGTATCCGCAATTGCAGATATACCTGTCGCTAATGCCCCCAGAGGTTCTAGAGCAGGAATAAAAGTTCCAACTATATCTAACCCAGTCCCAATAAGACCACTTACTTGACCCACATCCGCAGCAACATCATATTTTTTCTTACCTGTCGTTGGATCTACAGTTCCAGCAAGACCATCCGTCGCTAACTCGTATGCAGATACAGCACCACCAACTGCTCCTACTGCCTTCAATCCAAGACTCGCCTTTGACATACCACCTTCAACAGCACCAGATATTTTACTCTTCGCTTTATCAAATACATCTTCTGTATCATTTTCAAGTGATGCCGCAGCAGAAGGTTTTGTAGAGGTAACAGAAGGTGTATTAGCATTTCCTGCTAGTGTTTCACTCTGAACATTTCTATTTGAAAAGATAGCACCGTGAGGAGCAGTTCCATCATCGCTTTCAGTAATAGAAGATAAACCTCCCCTGTTACTGTCTGCCTCTTGTTGATTTAATCTTTCTAATGCGGTTTGTGGTCTCGCCTGAGAAGCATCTGATTCAGCAAGTTGTGATGTAAGATCTTGTCTTGCTTGATCCGCTGAACTCAGTTTCACTTCAGCAGGTTTATCATTCAAAATTGTAGCATCCCCATAAACTGCCTTTAACTTAGGATTATTCTGAACCGCTAATTCCCTCTGTGATCTAAAAAACCCTTCCTGTCCTCCCGTTGCTGCTGATACTTTTTTGTAAGCAGAAATACTCTTTCCAATACTATGAACACCTTGTCCAAAACCTACACTCGCAAGAGTATCGTGGAATTCATATAACATCTTATCTTGTGATGCATCTGACTTCGCTTTTGAAACTCCTGCCTTTGCCTGAATACTCTCACGATCCAAAGCGTTATTAATATTATCACGAGCAGTTAAGATCTGTTCATTGTATAATTGATTACTCGCGGTCCGAGCATTGCCTTGAGATCTTGCCTCATTAATATTGTATAAGTCCATATTTATGATGTATCAACATTTTCTTCTAAATTATCTTTTTTTAAAATATCATCTACATCACCTTCAGGAACACTTACACTTGGTTTATCACCCACCGCCATAACCTCATCGAAATTACGATACATGATAGGAGGGTTCTCTTGTAAATCAAGATGAATAAAATTATAACGATCTGGTGTTGCTTTTTTGTATAGAGCAATAAATTTTTCAGGTCCTCCAAATAGATCTCCATACTCTTCAGCGACCTTTAATAACTCTTTTCTGTTTGGAAATGGTGATCCAATAATAACGTTCGTAGCATTCTGTCTTATTATAGGGGATACACTACGAAAATTCTGACTAGAGATAACTAATAACTTAATATTAAAATGACGGAATCTACTCGCAAGATGATTTATTCTACCTTCTCTTTTGATTGATCCGAGACAATCATCGATAATCACTCCTATTTCAGGTTGATCTTCTTTATCAAACTCTTTCTGTCTTTCTACGATACCATCTATAATACTATCATTGTACTGATCATAACAATCAAATGCATCTTTTAAAAATCTTGATGTGACATCATTTGCTATCGTATTAGAAATTATATGAGTTGAATCAAATCTCTCTTGTGCATCGTAGAAGTCACTATTGAGAAGCATATTACTTATCAGAGTGCTCTTACCAGTTTTTACTGGACTGACTAAAAGAACACACGCTCCACCACCAAATCCATCTATCTG